TAACTGTGTAGCTGCCACATCAGAAGTTATAGTGCCATTCTTTACGTTATCTAAAATTGTATTCGCTTCGGGGCTAGTACGAATAACAAGGTCAGCAAGCGTATCACCAGTATAAATACCCCCTGCAGTACCTGAGCCTGCAATAGACCCAAGCGCAGCCGCCATCGCAACATTACCTGACACATCACGGTCAGGGTCTACTATTGCAAGAACCATTTCTACATAGTATGTAGGTAGCCCCTCTTCTATTGCTTCCTGTACACCCTCTGCAACCGTTACAGTGGCACCTGTGGAAATCTTATCCGCCAACCAATCAAAAGCTGTTGCTGTTATACCTGTGTCGTCTTTAGCTAGTATTGATTTTTCAAATGCGTTACCACCTATACCGAAACTAGCCAATGTTGTTACAGCACTAATTAATCCTGCATCTTGGGCTACCTGCATAGCGGCAACCTTGGCTTCTTCTTCCGACATACCAACTTTTAAATACGTTGCTAGCGCCTCATCATACGCCGAACTAGCTGCCCCACCGAAAGATTCGGCTACGTCTAACGATGCTGCAGTGCCTATAGCAATCTTATTTTGCGTTGATTTTGCTAATTCTTTACCCATAGCTTCAAATGCTTTTTTAGCACCGCCACTGGTAGTTTTTGCTATAAGTAACCAAGGTAATTCTTGTATGATTTCTGAACCAATTAGTTCAGCAATAAACACCTCGGGGCTAATACCTAAAGCACCGAATTCTCCTTTGCTCCAGTCACTAGGGGTACCAAATATGTTACCTATTCGTTCCCAACCTTCGCCTTCTGCAAGTTTGTTGTTTATTTCTTCGTAGGTTTCTTTCCATTCGTTAGTCTGCAGCCCCTCACCAAAACTAACAATATTGTCAGCAAATTTTCCTACGGGGTTACTTGCAGGATCAAAGCCGAGGGTAACATCTACGAACATAGACATAGTGCCGAGTAGTTCGCCACCTGCTTTGGCTATTAATCCACCATAATCTCGTGCATCATCAAACTTACCTGCTTCGTCCCATTTATTAATAAAATCAACGGCATCCTGCCCGATATCAGTAGCAAGAATCGCTTGCCCTGCTTCGTCTAACCCTGCGCCAATCTGCGCCCATAACCCCGGATCAGTGGCTTTAAGAGCGGCATAATCTTTACTATTAGATATAACACCTTGCGTTATTTCAATTCTAACTCGGTTACCACCTATATTTTTTCCAGTAAGCGCATCTAATATACGGAAGCTGCCTGCTAAAGGTCCGCTGGTATAGTAATCTCGTTTAACAAGCCTACCAAACTCCTCGCTCCAATAAGGCAGATTTAGTTGTAAGTTATCCCATTCTAATAAACCGTCTTCTCTAATTTTTAATGTTGCATTGCCATTAGCAATGTCTTCGTCTGTAACTCCCTCTGCTTTAGATGGCTCACCTGTTTTTTGTTCCTCTAATTTTCCTAAAAAAGAATTTCCAACTGTATCTAGATCTTCTGCTATTACATACTCACCATTCATAACACCAGTAAGGTCAACGCCATACTTAGTTAAGAACGCACGAATATTATCATCAATCGGTATTTCTGGATTATCTTTAAGCTCGGCTACTAAGCTATAGTAAGTGCTAATATCTAGTGCCTGCCCCCCTGCCCCTGTGCGTGCAAACTCTTCTGCAAGAGACACAGAATCAGTGCCAAGAGCGCGTAAAGCGGTAATATCTGTTCCTTGTGCAGATATAAGAGCTATTAATTCTCTCTTTGCCTGTGAACTGAAAACATTCGCGGTTCCCGGCGCAAGATAGTCCATTACATTGTTGGCTATCGTTGTAGTAAGCGCGGCGTACTCGTCGTTATACATCTCCATGTTGGTTGGGAGATTTTGTGCTTTACCCTCTGTTAGCCAATGGTAGTAGGCGTCTTCGTCCTCTCCTAACCCCGCAATGCCTGCATATGCTACTTCATCAAAATTTGGGTCCATAAACTTTACAAAAGTTTTATCTAACTCTTCGTACAAAGGTTTTAAATCGTCATCAGCTAGTTCAATAGCAGTAGTTAGATCGCCGACTAATGTGTCGTATTCCGCACTAAGAAAACTAAAATCTTCCTCTAATTCGGGCAAATCTTTAGTAATTTTATCCATTTCTGCTTTAAGTTCAGGATATTTAGTATCAAATGTGCCTAAAAAGTCATTGTACGCGGCTAGCGAGTTATTAAGTTCGGCAGAACTAATAAGCCCCGCATCAAAATCAGCAATAGCTTGTTGATGTGTAGCTGCCAACGCGTTGAGTGTTTCTCCATCTTCGCCAAGACCAGCCACAATCTCTACATATTTTGCTTCTAACGCCATATATTCTGCGCTTTTAGCGTTCATTTCGTCTGATTTAGCTTGCACACGTTGGTAGTCACCCGTTAACTTGTCCATAGTTTGAGTGACTTGTACCCCTGCTGCGGTAGTGTTAAACCAATCTTTAAATTCTTTGTCCGCGTACGTGTTCAACTCATTAGCGAGTGTGGCTTCAATGTCACCTCCACCGAAAGCGGCGCTAGTTGTACGCTGCACTGCAGAAGTAATCGCAGCAATTTGAGCCTCTGAATAGCCCGTATTATCACCAAGGAACCCACTAACCGTATTTGTGACGGCTTCAGCAGATAGAACAGCGTTCATTATAGCTTCTGGACCGATATCTTGACCTGATAGCGCTTTACTTAAAGTGGTAGATAATACATTTTGAGCTACTTCAGGTAGCGCAGCATACAGTCCATTAGTTTGTTCGTCTATAAATCCATTTATCGCAGGTAACGCTGTAGATATACCGCCTGTTAAAAATGCTTGTACAGGGTCTTGCCCATAAACAATAGCCCGAGCAGCCGCGCCGCCACCTGCACCAAGAAAAGCTGCTACTGTAGCGTTGCTTGTAGCGTTTGCAACAGCATCCCCTGCGATTTCTCCAACAACTTCACTCGCTGATGCTGCAACATATGATATAGCCGCAGCCTTTAAGGCGTCTCCAAAATCACCTCCTTCGGCTAACGCTCCTGCACCGCTGATTAAGGGTACAACCCATGGAGGTGCGCCTACCGACAGTGCCGCTACTTTTAATACTGCTTGTCCTAAATTTGACTTTAATACATCTCCAGCCGCATCAGCTATGGGTTTTAGTATGTTATCGTCTATCCAATCATCTGCTCCCGTAGCAGCAAGCGCAACTGCTGTACCTCCCCCAATTAAAATAGATGTGGTGAGGCTTGCCCCTACCGCTGCCGCTGTTCCTCCTGCGAGTAAAGGTACTATTAATATTGCCACTATAGCCTCCGAAACTCAGCTAATGAGTCTTTACCAATTTTTATATACGCACGGTAACCACCGGAGTCTAACTGCACCACGTCTATATCAGTGTCAGTATCTTTAGTTTTGTTATACCACACTTTGAACGCAGATAAATATTCTTTTGCGTCAAAATCTGTTCGGTATAGCTCAATATTCTTCTTTTGTAAGTACGCTAGGTATTTTAAACCGTTACGCACAAAATTCTGCGCAGTATCTAGGTTCATTGCTCGCCCTAACATATTGCGTTTATATTTACCTGTGCCACGGTGTCCAATAAATACTGTGTTGCCGATTTGTATCTGGTCTGTGTTAGGACGTGCTAACTCTTCTGCAAGTGCTGCAATAACATTACCCACGGGTTTTCCTGTATTGTTTAATTCAGACGCAGCCGTCATCATAATTTCAGGAGCTTGAAGAGGCCGTTGTTTACTATCTACAACCGTAACCATTAGGTGTACTCCAATAAGTGTTCAACTGAATCTGGTTCTCTTGTTTTGTTGTCATTTATATAGTTTTGAATTGTTCCTACAGTTACTTTACTCACATCGTCAAATCGCATGTCTTGAGGAATCCCATACGCGTCGGTTAGAACTGCTACTATCATAACCATATCTAGACTATCTAACCCTAAATCAGGCATATCGTCATTAAAACTAGTTGCATCCCTAGCATTATCGGCACGTGAGGTTGTATGTTTTATTACAATGTTAAATACTTCTAAAAAATCCATTAAGAATTACTCACATATTGTATTTCTACTGAAGCTGAAGGTAACCCGGGGTGAGGCGAGCTAGCAGCTTCTGTGTGTAAGTTAAGCTGTGTATCTCCAGTAGCCCAATATATTTCAATGTAATCGCTACCCACAAGATCCGCCGAAAAACCCCAATGAATTATGTCGTCATCATTACCTTTTACATTAAATCTATGCCCAGAGTAAGCTACAGCAGCGCCATTTTTCTGCACCCACACTGTTACAGATGTTGCGCTAGAATTGTTGTGCTCTAACTGCAATGTAGCGTCAAAATGATATGTGCCGGGATGTGTTACATTTAAGCGACTATTATTGGAAAGAGTTATACCACTAGCATATGTTGTTTGATTAAAAGTAACAGCATATCCTGTATTTATAGATGTTGCTGTTTGGTCAGCCGTGCTGTAAAAAGCGGCTCGTGGGGTGTAAATAAATCTACCACCGTTATCGGTTGTAAGCACCGCAGATAAAACAGAATTAAGTCTGTTAAAAAACAAACGAAATACATTATCTTTTTGGTCGTTATACGGGCGATTATATTCTGCTGGGGCAAGAGGTATTGCAGGTGCTTCAGGGCGATCTAGTTCATTAGCCATTACCGTCTCCCATCAGGACGAATATCAATCCTTGGAACTCCCAACTGCCACTGTACTCCCAAATCAGTAGATTGAATTTTAAACGCCATTTGTCGCCCACGCACTCGAGTATTTATTTGCCCCGTATATTGTTCAATCGGTAAAGTAGCAGAACGAGCCACTGCTGCATTATTTACACCTCCTTCTGAAGTAGGGTTGTTGTATCCAGAACCAGAAGAGGCAAGTGGTAGTAAGGTCATCGTAGCACTAGGTGTATCTGATGTAGATCCTGTAAAAGTAACGTCGGGGAGCACTCGCCAAACAAAAGAAAACCTATCCCCAGTATCTATATCAAACTGAGAGGAAGATATATACGAGTCAATTGCTACAGGATTAGATGCCTCTGCGTCGTCCACTCCAGACTCATGTAACACTAATTTGTTATTGTACGTTGCTGCTATAGGGTTAATGCGCACTTCAGAGTCAAGCCAAGCTGTGCGCCCCATAGTTCCGTAATACCATATATTTTGCACGTAATTGTAGACAACATAACGATCAATCTGTTCTGAACCAGAGGAACAATAAAACCACCAAACTTCATTGTATTGTTCATTTGTGCCCGCGTGTACTTGTTGGTACTGTTCTTCGTTTATATCATTAAATATATACCGTTTAACTGAACAGGGCAAAGGCTGCACTCTACCATCATACATATAAAACTTACCGAGTCCCATCCAAAAAGATATACCCGCAGAATAAGCAACCGCATTTTGAGACGCTATAGATATATTATCTCCAACTAACTGTGTACTCCATATCCCACTACCAAACCCTACATATTGCATAGAGTACAAAGCCGAATCAGTCCAAACTAGAATCTCTTGTCGTGATTGTTTAGCAGTAATTATTTCACTGCCTTTTGATAATCTAACATCACCCGCTTGATTAACATCTGAAGGCGTCCAGTTAGTTACATCTTCTTGATCTGACCAGCGTATAAGTAAAGGGTCTTGTGTAGAAGTACCTAGCGTGTTTGCTCCAAAACAAAAAGTAAAACGGCTAGTGTCTGAAACTAGTACATAATTTTGTATAGTTGGCACATTGGAAGCCCCACTAAGTGAAGATACTAGTACCGCACGGGTACTCACGCCTGTAGAGCTATCCCAATAATATAGCGCTCCTCCACGAGGGCCGAATACTAAATCCTCTCCAAATGTGTTTTGACTCCACAATCTAATACCTTCTAAGTCAGCCGTAGATGTAGTGCCTGTACCCCATACACCTGTGCTCCACGGACCTGCGCCCCAACCAGAAACGGGAACTGCGACTGATGGGCCAGTTGATATCTGATACTTACCAACAGTAGAGGAACCTCCATTGCCCGTATCTGAAGAGTTTGCGGTAGCAGTAGCAGTAATAGTAAAAGTATTTCCTGTAGGTACGGTTACAATTACGTATTCTTTATTAAGTACATCAGCAGTTATATTTCCTCCAAGAGAAGCAGCGCCGCTAAAAGTAACATAATCCCCTACTGCCGCTCCGTGACTTGCATCTGTAACAGTTATTGTGGCAGTCCCATTTACTGCAGCAAATGTAACATCTCCAGCGGCTGTAGTAGCACGGAGCGGTGTAACATCATAATAAATACCCCCCTGCTCTATGTAATATTTTATATTAGTACCGACAGAAGTAAAAAGCTCTT